CTCATTTACACTTTTCCTCCCGATGAAAGGAGATGCTGATGGCTCAACCCGAAGAGATTAACATCCCCGATCGTGTTCGGGATCAACTCTGGAATGTTGGGGAGATCATCATATTCGCCATATCACCAGATAGGGCAGATGGTCTTAGCGATGCAGAAATGGAGATGCTTAAAAGAGCTGGACCTAACTTCTTCTCGCTTATTGAAGGACGTACTCTACCAGAGGGATTCAGTGAGCACTTTAGGGATGATGTGATTCCAGATCTGGAACGCATTCGACATGATGCAGTGGCGCGTGAGTATGTGCGGAATGAGATACGCCGCATTATGCAGACACCGAGTGAGATGGCCAAACTTTATCGTCCTGGTGGTATCACTTACTCGGATATTCTACATAATGGAGCGCGTCATGTTAATGAGGGTATGTTTAGAATCCCTGGCAAACGACCCTCAACCTTAATGTCCAGAGCGGAAAAGGCTAGGGAAAAGTTTGGCCGACAAGGAGGTAACAGGGCATGAGAGTGGGTAGAATTGACGGCTATCTAGCCGAACTAGATGAAAGTGCGGCTAGTAGAGTCCTCAACTCACTGAGAAGGACAGCTGTTGGTAATGACCTGGAGGATTACGTCACACCGCTTGTTCCCGATGGTGATCCAGACTATTGGAGGGGAGTTATTAGTACCAATCTCTTCCATGAGTTACAGTTGTCCCGATTCCCGTGGCTGCTGGAAGCAGAAGAGGAGCAAAAGAGTAAGATCGGAGCATATTCGCAGATGCTTCCTTATACGGAGCGGAAGCCAGATGTGCACGCATACTTTGCTGAAAACCTTAGCCAACCTGATCAGGATATGCTGAGGGCTGCTGTCCGAAATGTTGCGGCTATCATGCCTGATGGATTAAACGTAGTGCCACTAGACGTTGCGATTGATAAGATGCCGAAAGGAACAAATCTGGGTGCACCCTACTTCACTAGTGATGAAAGGTACATTCCAGGTGTGGCTGCGTCGGCTGAGATCATTGAGAGAGCGGGTTTCGTCGCACCGGCGGATAGTCTACCAGCGCTTATGTTCTGGCGTGGACAGCCACGAGGCCTTGGACAAGTCTCAAAGAACAGAACAGTTTGGGGTATATCCCACATCGTTATCGCCCATGGGCTGCGAGTGCAGATTCCTCTGCTGCAGCATTTGCGTCAGCGAGTGCAATTCGCAGCCTGGAACGCGAGCGATGTCATCGACCGCGCTGTTGGACAAGCTTTCGAAGCGTCGAGGAAGCAGATTATATCTGTGGACTTCTCTAGGTATGACGCATCGTTGCATCCTCTGTTAATGGAGGCTGCATGGATGCTAATCAGACGCTGTTTCTCTCGTTCTGACGAACGGCTTATCAACTGGCTTCAGACGCAAATGAATGAAGTACCCTTGTTGACACCTGAGGGCATCATAAGTGGGTCACATGCGATGCCGTCGGGGGATGCGAACACCAATCTCATCGATGGTTTGTGTCAAGAACTCCTCTGGAATTACCTAGCCATCTTGCTACGAAGAAGGCTGGTGTACTCAACAGTACAGGGTGATGATGGGATTGTAGTCTTCGATCAACCGGTAGATATCGAAGAGGTCGCTGATATCATTCATTCTCATTTCGGTATGACCTTGAGTGCCGAGAAAGGAATGGTTGCGCCTGATACCATACATTTCCTGCAGAATGTACACAATCGTTATTATAGTGTGGATGGCGTGAGCGTGCATGTTCGTCCGGTTATGCGTGCTCTTAACGGGATGCTCAGTTATGAACGTCTAGTCAAGAAAAGCCAAGGATGGAGTGGCTTTATTGATACCATCAGATGGTGGCAGCAGTGTGAAAACTGCAAATTTCATCCTTCCTTCGATAAACTTGTGAAATTCCTGTACAGCCATGACCGTTACAGTCGGTTAGACCCAACGGAAGTTATGACCAAGGCTGGTGGAATTAGGACGGTGGCAAGCGCTCTTAAACAGCCATCATTTCCTTACGGGAAAGAGCCTCTTAGTGGCTTAGCGGGATATAAAACTGTTAAGATGCTGAGTAAGTTGAGGGCTAATTCACAAGGGCCAGAGCGTCAGGAGTAATCCTGG